GGTCTCAAAGCTGGCTCCCGCCATCGTGAAACTGTTCCTGCTCGATCAGTACGACGACGCCGAGCTGGACCGAAAGAAGGTCGCGGCGATGTATGCGATGTTCGTGACCTCGCCTGCCCCGGAGAACCCCCTCGCACCGGACGACGAAGATGGGCCCGAAGGGGTCGAGATCAGTCCCGGCCAGATCGTGCGGCTGGATCCGGGCGAAGATGTCACCATCGGCCAACCTGCCGACAGCGGCGGCACGTATGAGCCGTTTCAGTACAGAACACTCCTGCAAATCTCGGCAGCGCTGGGCATTCCCTATCCGTACATCGCCAATGACATGGTGAAGGGCAACTTCTCGAACTCACGCCTGGCGCTGATCGAGTTCCGCCGCCGCGTCTCGGCCTGGCAACATTCGGTCATGGTCTGGCAGCTCTGCCGACCCGTCTATGCGCGCTGGATGGACGCTGCCGTGCTGTCAGGTGCCCTCACGCTGCCGGGCTATGAGGCCAACCGCAGCCAGCTCCTTGCTGTCGATTGGCTCCCCACAAAATGGGACTGGGTCGATCCGCTGAAGGACGCCAATGCCGAGATCGCCCAGATCGAGGCGGGCCTCAAATCCCGGACGCAGGCTATCGCTGAGCGCGGCTATGACGCCGAACAGGTCGACCGCGATATTGCGGCGGAACGCGCCCGCGAACGCGCGCTGGGCCTCGACTTCCGCCGCCCCGGTTCACCCGCGCAAGGCGTGCAGGCTTTGACAGGCCCGGAGGGGGATGCGGACAAAGACGACGACACCGACCAGACAGATCAAACCGATGACGCGGAAGAACGTCCGCGCGAACCTGAGGACCCGTCCTGATGCTGCATGCCCGCATTGCCGCACGCGCCTTCAACACGCCGCTGCTGGTCGAGCCCTCGAAAGCCATGGCGTTTCTGTCTGGGCTCGGGCCGCGCATCCTTGGGCGCAAGGTCGAGATTGGTGACGGAACCGGCGCCTTGGAAAGCACCGTCGTCCGGCCAGCGCACGCCAGCATTCTGGCCGGTGGGATGCTGGACGACTACCGCCAGCATGGTGAGGCGCCCTACCCGGTGGTGGATGGTATCGCCGTGATCGAAATTTCTGGCGTGCTGATCCACAGGGGTGCGTGGATCGGGCAGTCCTCGGGCCAGACCAGCTATGAGGGGATCGCTGCACAGATCGAGGCCGCAGCCAGTGATCCGACCGTGCGTGGCGTCGCATTGGAAATCGACAGTTTTGGCGGCGAAGTTGCAGGTGTTTTTGATCTGGCGGACCGCATCCGCGCGCTCCGCCGCGACAAGCCGGTATGGGCCTTTGTGGCCGAACACGCCTTCTCGGCGGGATATGCGCTGGCTTCTCAGGCCGACCGCATCCTGCTGCCGCGCACCGGCGCGGTGGGCAGCATCGGCGTCGTGGTGATGCATGCCGATCTCAGCGGACAGCTCGATCAGGACGGGGTTCGGGTGACGCTGATCCATTCCGGCAGGCACAAGGTCGATGGCAACCCCTACGAGCCACTACCCGCAGATATCCGGGACGACATCCAGCGCGAGATCGACGTGCTGCGGTTCCTCTTCGCCGAGACCGTCGCGGCCGGTCGTGCCGGACGGTTGAGCCAGGAGGCGGCGCTCGCCACAGAGGCCGCGACCTATCGCGGGGCGGATGCCATCGCCTCAGGCCTCGCCGATGAAGTCACAGACCTGGCGCGCGGCTTTGCGGCCTTCCGGCAAATCGTGGCCAGCACCCCAATGCTTTCATCCGCGCGCACTCAGCGCGCATCCCGTCCCCACCCCAAACAGGAGGCACACATGGCCACCGAACACGATCAGGATGGTCCGCTGCAGGACGCCATCGACGAAGCACCGAATGCGCCAGACGGCGAGACCGATGTTGAGGATGTCGCGTCCGCGGCCCCGGGGCCGCCTCCGGCGGCATCTGAGCCACCAGCCGCTGCAGTCCCAGCCGCGACGCAGCCGGGCAACCTGGCGGAGTTATCGGCGCAGTTCCGTGAGACAGCCGCAGAGATCGCCGAGATCGCGGCGCAGGCAGACAGGCTCGGTGTCGCCATCGACGCGGCGAAAGCGCTGCGCGAGGGCATCACGCCCGAGGCCCTGCGCCGCCTCGTGATTGAGCGCGCAAGTGCGGCCGCAGACGCGCGCGACATCGTGGCCGCCCCGCCCTCGCCCGTCCGACCGCAGGCGAAGGAAAGCCCGATCGTTGCGGCCGCAAAACGGGCAGCAGCAGCAGGTGCCCGCGCCTGACGCCCCGGTCATTCCCAGACCAAAACGCGACATCCCTCTGCCTGACTGATCCCCCGCCGTACCGCCCCGGCGGGGGATACCTTTTTGTCCCCTGCTCTGGAGCCTTCCCATGTCCGTGCTGACCCAACCGCCCTCGATGGGCGATGTCCTCAAATATGAGGTCAACCCGAACTACACCCGCGAGACCGTGACCCTGCTCGCTGGCACCGCCTATCCCGTCGGCTCCGTGCTTGGCCGCATCACCGCAAGCGGCAAGCACAAGCTCGCCACCTCCGGCGGTGCAGACGGCGCACAGACCGCCGCGGCCGTGTTGCTTTACCCCGTCGATGCAACCCTGGCTGACGCGGTCGGCATTGTTGTCGTCCGCGGTCCCGTCATCGTGTCCCGCGCGGCCCTCGCCTTTGATCCCACCGTCGATGACGCAGGGAAGATCACCACCAAGCTGGGCCAGCTCGCCAGCCTCGGCATTGTCCCGCGCGACACCGCCTGAATCCAGCCCAACCGTACCAGGCGGTTATCACCTCGCCCCTCTTTACCCGGAGTTCCCCCATGACCATCACCCGCAACCCGTTCGACACGGGCGGCTATTCTCTCGCCGAGATGACGCAGGCCATCAACATCCTGCCCAACCTCTACACCCGCCTTGGCCAGATCGGACTTTTCCGCTTTGAAGGCGTCTCACAACGCTCCATCGTCATCGAACAGCGCGAGGGCGTTCTCAGCCTCCTGCCCTCGGTCCCTCTCGGCGCGCCCGCCACCGTCGGCAACCGCGAGGCGCGCTCGATGCGCTCCTTCGCCCTGCCGTGGATCCCGCATGACGACGTGATCCTGCCCGGCGATATCCAGGGCATGCCCGCGCTGGGGATGTCCGACGTGGCCGATCCTCTGGTCGAGGTGATGAACCGCAAGCTGACGCTGATGCGCCGCAAACACGCCCAGACCCGGGAATACATGGAGATGAATGCGCTCCGCGGCATCGTGAAGGATGGCGCAGGAACCACGCTTTACAATTACTTCACCGAGTTTGGGTTGGACCAGATCTCGGTCGACTTCGTCTTCGGCACGGCCGGAACCAATATCCAGACCAAGGTCCGCACTACCCTGCGCGCCATTGAGGACAACCTGCTGGGCGAGACCATGACCACCGCGCATGCGCTGGTCAGCTCGGAGTTCTTCGACAAGCTGATCAGTCACCCCAAGACCGAGGACGCCTACAAGTTCTTCTCGGCCACTGGCGGCCAGCCGCTGCGCGAGGACATGCGCCGGGCCTTCCCGTTCGCGGGCATCCTCTTTGAGGAATACAACGGCTCGGTCACGCTCTCGGGGGGCACCTCGGAGCGGCTGATCCCCACCGGTGAGGGCATCGCCTTTCCCATGGGCACGTTTGACACCTTCACCACCTATGGCGGGCCTGCAAACCTTCTGGAGACCGCCAACACGATCGGGCTGCCACTTTATGCCCGCCAGATGATCGACGCCAAGGGCCGCTGGATCGACCTGATGACGGAAGGATCAATCCTGCCGGTCAACAAGCGCCCGCGCCTCGCCATCCGCCTGCACAGCTCGAACTGATCGGACAGGCCATGTCGATCTTCGCCATCGCTATCGAGACGCTCTTCGGTGATCCGAATATGGCACGCGACGCCGTCTACACATCCACGGGCGGCGGCCCAACCCTCATCCGCGTGATCACACGCCGCGCCGACGAGATCACCGGCTTCGGTGAGGCGCGGCTCTGGTCGGAAACCACGCGCATCGACCTGCATGCGGCAGAGGTGCCAAATCCGCGCCCCGGCGACCGGGTCGAGATCGACGGTGACGCGTTCCTCATTCAGGGTGAGCCGGTGCGGGATCGCGAGCGGTTGGTCTGGACCGTGGATCTGAGGCCGGCATGAGGCTGAAGCTTGATATCAATCCCGACATCGTCGCGATGATGGCGGCGGAAGTTGCGGCCGGCGAAAAAGCCGTGTCGGCCGCCATGCGCGAGGCTGGAACCGGGCTGAAAGCTGCGTGGCGTAGTCAGATCACCGGCGCGGGCCTCAGGCGGCGGCTTGCCAATTCGATCCGGAGCCAGAACTTCCCAAGGTCGGGCGAAAGCCTGAACGCTGCTGCACTGGTCTGGTCGAAGGCACCCGTGATCATTGGCGCGCATGACACCGGGCCACTGATCCGGTCCAAGAATGGCTTCTGGTTGGCAATCCCGACGGCGGCGGCTGGAAAGGGAGCGCGCGGCGGCCGGATCACACCTGGTGAATGGGAGCGGCGACGCGGGCTACGGTTGCGGTTTGTTTACCGGCGCAATGGTCCAAGCCTGCTGGTGGCAGAGGGGCGGCTGAACAGCCGTGGCCAAGGCGTGGCCTCACGCTCACAGACCGGTCGCGGGCGCACCACTGTGCCGATCTTCCTGCTGGTGCCGCAGGTGAAGCTGCCGAAGCGGCTGGACCTCGCGCGGAATGCGGAGCGCGCAGTGGACGGTGTACCCGGGCTGATCGTAGCGAACTGGGTGGAGGGAAAGCTGCCATGAATTCCGTTGTAGTGGCTCAGACCGGACCTTCGTGGACGGCGCAGCTAACGGCAGAAGTGAGCCCTTAGTAACCGAATGCTGCACCAAACACATATCGACATGAAGGGCGGAATGCGGACCTTCGCTGCGGCTGCGCTATCTCTGGGGCGGTCTTGCAAAAGCTGCCGTTTATTGAGGGGTCGAACTCAAAAATGCTGCAACCGATCTAATAGCGGCAACGAGCCCAATTCGATCGATGCTGCGCTGTGCGCAAATGTCTGCAACAACGACTGAGGTTTAAAATAGAGTTTCTTGGCGGCATCAATAGTGGCAGTAAGGGTATCTCCCAAAAGAAGCGTTGGTGGATCGTTTATACCCGCATTCCCCAAGTAAATCTTTGATTGTGCTGTCCTGAACTCGTTATTTCATATATAAATCATAGTGTTGCTGGCTGCGGGGGACGTGTTTTATGGATCACCCAGAGGGTGCGAGTTTGGATCGGGGTGATCGAGTCGATTTCGACCGCCGCGTGCGGCTGGAGTTCCGGGGTGCGCAGATCAGTTCGGACGGCGGTTTGCTGGTGATGCGCGAGCTCGATGACGCGCTCGGGCTGTCGGGCCTTGCGTCAGAGGCGATACGCGATAACCGCAACGGCAAGAACACCGTCCATCGGCTCGACGGGCTGTTCCGG